ATACGGAAAGAGGACTGGATCTTTATCATAAGTGCATTGAAGACTTGGTGCAGAATCACGGATTTAATCGAAAGCGCGCTAAAGAATCTGCGAGATTTTTTAGACCATACAATACGCAAATCGCTGCTGATGTGATGTTTAACTGGCGTTCGTTTGGCCATTTTCTAAATCTTAGAAACAAGCCAGATGCTCAAAAAGAAATAAGAGATATTGCTGCTCAAATGTTAGCTTTGGTCAAAGAAACGAATAAATTCCCATTAACTATACAGGCATTTGGAGTGTAAAGTAGTATGTGCCTACTGAACTTATAAGCCTAATGGGTGGAGCAGCTACAGGCTTCATCTTTCGTTTGATCGCTGCCAAATCAGAAGAAGGCAGAAATAGATTTAACCGTATGATGAACGCTATAGATAAATCAGACGAATCTGCGGACAAAGCTTCTAAAAGAGATGGTGACGTAGGAAAAATCGTTAGGCAATTTATCGTAGTTTCTGTCATATTCTCTATTGTTATATCTCCGTTCGTTATGGCTATACTTGGCATCCCGACTTACCTTGAAGTAGATTATAATAACGGGGGCAGTGTTTTAGGTTTAATTGGCGAGGACGTGACCAGCAAAGCATTTGTTGAAATCTCCGGTAATTTAATTACCTCGGAAATAAGACAGTGCCTTATTGCCATTACTGGATTTTATTTTGGATCAGCCTCGGCGTCAAACAAATCATAATAAGTATTGACAGGTCTTTTTTGATCTGCTTAAATTGCAGCATGAAAGAAAAGATCAACCGCGCAAAGATTATCGGGTCTCTGGTCGAGCTTCCCGCGAAACCCGACAAGAGATTTTGGCAAAAGGAAATGGTTTTTCTGAAAAAACTAGAGAAGATCTACGGCATAGATTTTTTAGTGCAAATCAAAGAGGAAAAGAAGGTTCCGACATTAGCCTTCTTCTTCGCAGACTGGAAGAAGAAGTTGCTTGACGTTGACTACAAGGAGTATTACTATACACGACTTCATCAACAAGACCTTTCATCAGAGGAAAAGATTGGCAAGGACGCAGAAGTTAAAACCAAAAAAACACTAAAACAATTTTTATCATGATTAAAAAAGCAAAAGAACAAGAAGAAACGCAAAATTCAATTTCTTCAAAAAATATTTTAAATTCTTTCTTAAAGAATAAGAAAGAAGACCACTACAACTTTGAAGAGCTTGTGTCTTATAAAGTTTCCACTGGATCTTTAAATTTCGATCTTCTCACTGGCGGTGGTTTAAAACCAGGCGTTCATAGATTTATAGGCTTTACCGAAGGCGGTAAAACTTCAGCGGCGCTTGAGGTCATGAAAAACTTTCTGAAGTCGATTGATGGAGCTAAGGGCTTTTACATTAAAGCTGAAGGCAGGCTTTCGGAAGAGATGATGAAGCGTTCTGGTGTCAAGTTTGTTTTTGATGCGGAGCATTGGGAGGCTGGAACTTGTTTTGTTTTCGAGTGCAATATCTACGAGACTGTCGTGGATGCGATGCGTCAACTTGTCATGCATAACGACGAAAAGAATAAATATATGTTTATTCTAGATTCTGTTGATGGCCTTATCACTAAAGGAGATCTCGACAAGACATTTGAAGAGTCAAAGAAAGTAGCTGGTGGTGCAGTACTAGCTTCCGATTTCATGAAGCGTATGTCGATTGCTCTTCAAAAGCGCGGCCATATGGCAATTTTTATTTCTCAAGTCAGAAGCGATGTAAAAATTGACCCGTATAGTTCCGCTCCTATTCGACAAACATCAGCTACCGGAGGCAATGCACTTCTGCACTTCGCTGATTTCATTTTTGATTTCGAGCCTCGTTTTGAAGGAGATGTGATTTTAAAAGACCCATCTATAAAAAAATCTGATCCTGTCAAAAACCCAATTATTGGTCATTTGTGCAAAGTTATTATTAAAAAAAGTCCCAATGAGAAAAGCAAGGTTAAATTCCAATACCCAATCAAGTACGGAAGAACCGATGGGCGATCTATTTGGCTAGAAAAAGAAATTGTGGATATGCTTATGCGTTGGGAACTTCTCACTCGTTCTGGAGCTTGGTACTATGTAGCTGAAGATTTCGCTCTTACTTTAAAAGAAAATGGTTTTGAAGCTCCCGAAAAGTTTCAGGGAGAAAATGCTATTTTTGAATTTGTAGAATCTAACCCAAAACTTGTTAAATTTTTGCACAAGTATTTTGTAGACATGATATCTTCAAAACCAAATGAAGTTCAAAACTCTTAATGGCAAAGAAAAGATTCTCAGAAATGCAAAAAAATATATTATTAAGTGGGAGTCTAAATCCAGAAGTAAAGTTCAATGGAGAGTTAAACAGTTTTTATTTACATACTGGAAGCATGATGTAGTTTTTGAGGAGCTTACCGTTGTTGGCACTCGGCTTTCTTTAGACTTTTACAATGCAAATAAAAAAATTGCCGTAGAAGTCCAAGGAAAGCAGCATCAAACTTATAATCCTCATTTTCACGCGAACAATCGCCAGAATTGGCTTTCTCAATTAAAAAGAGACGATTTAAAGCTTGAGTTCTGCTTGACAAACGGAATCAAACTGGTAGAAATATATGAAAGCGACATATTGTGTAAGGAATTTTTTGAACGAATAGCTCTATGAGCAAAAAAAACAAAGATAAAAAAGAAGAGCCAAAAGATTTTATATTTCCAACAGAATTGGTAGAGCAGGTTTATGAAATTTCTGGTGGAGCGGATTCTTACAAAGGCGTGATCCTTTGTGTTTGCTCCCCAAAAGGAACGCCTCAAGTTTACACAAGGTTCGACTCTACGATAACTTCTCTTGGGATGAAAACTGCCCTTGGCCAATGGCTATCTGACGAAGAAAATAAACTAACAGCTACAGACGACGAATAATGCTTTACTCACTAGAAGTGGAGAAGCAGTTCCTAGCGGGACTGCTTCAGTATCCAGAGACTTACTCTGAAATTTGTGATTTCGTTTCGGAATCAGACTTCTATTCTGAAGATACTATCGTTCATAAGACGATTTATCATATCATCAGAAAATGTTTGGAGTCAAACGAGAAGGTCGATGAGATCATCATCGCTCAAAGAATCAAAGAAATTGGCATATCCTTTAAGGATAATATCGATGTTTTTGATTACTTGAGATCTTTGGCAATCAGAAAGACCAACAAGACTACTGCGATTTCTGCCGCAAAAGAGATTAAGAAATACTCTATTAGAAGATCTATCCACGAATCTGCTCTTGAGGTTGCCGAGAAGATGAAGAGAATCGCTCCAGACTCTTCTTATCAAAAGATTGTTGAAGAAGCTGATACGACATTTAATAAGATTATAAATATTTATGAGAACAACGAGGAAAAGCCAGTCAACATCTTCGAAGAGATGGAAGCCGTCATTGAAGAGCGCGGCAACAACCCTATTACTGAATTTGGTCTCATGGGTCCATTTCCCACAGTTAATAAGGTTTACGGATCTCTTTTGCGCCCCGGTAATATTACTGTTATCGTTGCACGTTCGGGTGTAGGTAAAACCTTGCTCGCTCTAAATTACACTACGAAAGTTTCGGCCCAGCATGATGTTCCTGTTCTTCACTTCGATAACGGAGAAATGAGCAAAGAAGAGGTTATCATGCGTCAATGCGCGGCTCTTAGCCATGTGCCTATGCATTTGCTCGAAACTGGTCTTTGGCGTAAGGCTGGAGAAGATGTCGTGCAACGAGTCCGATCTACTTGGGAAAAGATCAAGAAGCTCAAATTTTATTACTATAATGTCGGTGGTATGACCACTGATCAAATGATTAATAATCTTAAGCGTTTTTATTATTCCAAGGTTGGTCGTGGCAATCTTCTTATCTTTAGCTTCGATTACATCAAGCCTTCTGCGGATAGCGATGGCAGCAAGCCAGAATGGCAAGCAATTGGAGACATGCTTAATAAGTTCAAAAAGACTATTCAGCGGGATATCGTACAGGATCAAAAGCCAATGATTACGATGTTCACCTCGATTCAATCTAATCGAAGCGGCATCACTACAAACCGCAATTCTGACGCGATCAACGATGATGAGGGTATTGTGTCCATGTCGGACCGAATTACGCATTATTGTTCTCATATGGCTATTCTACGCCCTAAGACAGCAGATGAACGTCAAGAAGAAGGACCAATCTTTGGTTCGCATAAGCTTATTTTCGTAAAGAATCGATTCCTTGGCTCCGATGTTGCTGGTGCAGTTGAGTTAGTGAGAATGCCAGATGGAACGCTCAAGAAGAATTTTATCAATCTCCAGTTTGAGAATTTTGATATTCGAGAACGCGGCGATTTGCGCGATATCGTAAACCGAGCAGACACAGACACAACAACCCTAGAAAATTCTGGTGAAAACGATAATGTCCCAAGTTTTAATTGATCCAGTAGTTCTCAAAAGCTCGCTTGAGTCTTTGGGTTATCAGCTCAAAGACTATGGCAGCTATTGGAGGACGAGAGGTCTATATCGTGGTGGAGACAATACCACTGCATTAAAAATCTATAAGAACTCTGGAGTTTGGACGGACTTTGCGGGTGGCAACTCAAAAAGCTATCCGTTTCAAAGGCTGGTCGAATTAACTTTGGACACCAAAGACTCTCACATCGTAAATAAATATGTAAAATTTGATCCTGAGAATATTATCCATGTCCAAAACAAGGAAAAGATTGAGATGGAGAAAATTTACCCAGAACCAATGTTAGATAATCTTTTGCCTCATCTTGATTTCTATTCCACAAAGATGATAAGCAAAGACACGCTTAATTTTTATAAGTGCGGATACGCCACTTCTGGTCAACTCTTCAGAAGAATCGTGTTCCCCATTTATAATCAATTTGGCCAAATTCATGGCTTTTCTGGTCGAGCTGTTTTCTGGGAAAAGGCTTCTGAGTTCCCAAAATGGAAACATATAGGTAAGAGGGCAGATTGGGTTTATCCAATTAATTTAAAGCGAAACAACATTCTTGAAGCGAGAGAAGAGGTAGAAAAGCGGCGCTCGATTATTATTGTAGAAAGTATTGGAGACAGTATGGCTTTATTTGAACATGGTTATAAAAATAATATAGTCACTTTCGGTCTTGGTATTTCCTCGAAGCTATCTTCTGCTCTCGTTGCTCTCAGTCCAGATAAAATTATTATCGCAGCTAATAACGATTCTGATGGAGAGACTAATCACGGTCTCATTTCAGCCTGTAAGACATTCCTACAGCTTTCTTCTATTTTTGATTATTCAAAACTCGAAATTAAACTGCCGCTTAAAAATGATTTTTTTGACATGCACCTTGCATCATTTGCAGGAGAAAATGATATTTTTGACAAATGGAATAGCAAGACAATAAATATGGAAGCTCAAATCAAGAAAATCCATGAAATCGCTGTAGCTAATAAATTCCCCGAGAGCCTTATCGAAAGGGCAGAAAAGATTCTAAATGACGCAGCCTGATATCAAACATGTCGCACTTTCTGCTAGTAGAATTAAAACGCTTGAAAAGTGCAGCTGGTCATATTGGTGCAATTACATTTTAAAGCTGCCAGATAAGTCTAACGATGGCGCTAACAGGGGGAACGTAGTTCACCTTGTTCTTGAATGCCTAGCTCAAGAAAAAAGAAAGCCATATGTTGATGCCATTTTAAATAGTGGAGATATCTTTTCGATCAAATCTATTAAAAAGCTCGCCTTAAAACACGCGAGAAAATTAAAGGTATCTGATCCAGATAATATTGTCTTGATCAAGGAAATGACTTTGACCGCTCTAAAATATGATTTTTGGGGCGACATCGAAAAGCGTCCCGCTCAAGATTTAAAAGAGAGAGACTTCGACATAACAGTAGATAAAAAAGATAAAAAATATAGAATCAAAGGCTTCATTGACCGTCAGTTTATTTACGACGATGGCACTTCTGTAGTAAGAGATTACAAAACAAGCAAGGCTGTCTTTGCTGGTAAAGACGCTGAAGATAACATGCAGCACATGATTTACATTCTTGCCTCTAAGAAGCTCGATCCAAAGCATAAGGCTTCTATGGAGTTTTTATTTCTCAAGTTCGACTTGAAAGATAAAACTAAGAATGGTGGATTGCTGAAAATGGAGTCGCCAAATAAAAATGAACTTAGTGAATTTGAAAATCATTTAACTGAAGTCCAAAAGGTTGTAGATAACTTTTCCGAGCCTGACGCTTATTCTAATTTTGCTGCGGATAAACCTATGCCTTCAGATGGTTCTTTTAGTGGAAAACTAGCATGCGGTTTCGCTAAGTACAAAGGGCAATTGAAGAAAGATGGCAACCCGATGTGGCACTGCTCTTACAAATTTGGATTTAATTATTACGCCTTAAGAGATAAAAATAATAAAATAATTAAAACTTTCCTAGAAGAAGATGTCGATGAAGCTTTTAAAATCGCCAAAGAAGACGAGAAAGTCACCAAAGAAGCTTATCTAGGATGCCCAAAGCACTTGACATACACGCCAAAGTCACTAGTTTAGTGGGATGATCCCACTGTTCAAGTCTCATTTCTCATTCGGCAGGAGCATTCTTACGCTCAACGAACCAGAAAAACAAAAGGAAGACGGACCTGATAGCATCATTTCGATTGCTATCGAAAATGGTCTAAAAGAGATTTATCTAGTAGAAGATTGTTTAACTGGATTCCTAACAGCTTTTAAAAATTGCCAGAAGCACGGAATCCACTTAAAATTCGGCTTGCGGATAGATGTCTGTAATAGTTACGAGTCCGTGGCATCATCGTCTCACAAGCTGGTCTTATTCGCGCTCAATGACGTTGGCTTCAGAGATATTAGTAAAATTTACACATTTGCTAATACTGAAAAAGATTCCGTTATCTGTAATTCTGATTTAATCAGTCGATTGACTGATAATATTCTAGTAGCTGTGCCATTCTACGACTCTTATATCTGGAAGAATAGGTATACGTTTTCGAATTGTATGCCAGACTTCCTAGATCAAATAGATGTAGTTTATTTTGTAGAAAATAACAAACTACCTTTCGACAAAGTTACAGCTGACTTTATCCGCTCTAGTGGTAAAACCAATATCGTAGAATCTAAAACAATTTATTACAAAAATAGAGAAGATTTTCAAGCTTGGGTCACTTATAAAATAGCTTGCAATAGAAATATGGGAAAAAATCAAAGCTTATCTGCTCCTGAACTGAGCGGC